AAGGCACAATCAAAGAATAACTTGCAGATAAAGCTAATGCACTACCAATTATTGCACCTACCTTACCTATTGTTGATAAAATTAAGAGAACATTTGATGTTGCACCATCTGACATTAAACGAGTTTCCTTACCTATATTTAAGTAAGATGACATTAAGGTAGTTTTTAGCTTCTCAAAAGATAGATTTACAAAACCTACATTGTTTGAGAATGCTCTAAACATACCATCCATAAGACCTTCATTAATTTGTATTGCATTGGATAGTGTCTGTTCAAATTGTTTATATGACTCATCTAATGTAAATACACCTGATTGTATACCTGATAAGATTTCTTGGAAATTACCACCTAAAGTAACCAAGTTAAAGAAGGATAGTAGTAAATCATTACCAAATAAATTGTATGCAAATGATTGAGCACCTAATTCATCTAATTGTTTCTGTATAAATAGTTCTTGATTGCCTGCAAAATCTGCATACGAATAGTTGCCTGAAACACCTTTAGCAATAATAGGCATTTGCTCGCCAATTTTATATTTAGTACCTTGATTAGCAATGGATTTACCTGAATAGAATTTCTTACCATTTTCTTCAACAATCTTAGAGTTTTCACCTATACCCCTAATTAGTTCATATACACCACCACCTAAATCTTTTAATACATTTGATTTAACAAGTTCTGCCGCTAATTCAGGTGTGAGTGATTGTAGACCTTTGCTTAAACTATCCATTTCACCTTTAAGTCCAAGCATAACCTGTGACATAGAGTTCATTGTGCCTTGTTCAAGTGTAATCCCTTTACCTTTAGCAAATGTTTCAATTAGTGCTGGTATTTGATCAAATTGACCTGTACCTGCAAGATTACTTAATTGTTTAGTAGTATTCTCATCTAACATGATTTGATTTAGTAATTGCTTAAATCCTGATGCATTTGTAAGTTTTAAAATCTCATCATTTTGTAGATTTGCAGTGGATAATGCTTTTGCAGTTTTTCTAACTTTAGGTTGAAGTGTTAATCCTTGCTTACCTTGTGTTTGTAATTCAACTTGTTTTTCTTCAATTTGCCTATCAATATTTTGTTGCATTAAGATAAAACCTCTTTGGAATGCATGTAAATATTCACCTGTTTCAGCACCTGATTTTGCATTTAGTAATTTACCTGACATAGCTAGAAATTCAGGGAATGTAGTCGCATAGAATTTTTGATTTAATCCCATATTTCTAACCAACACATCGCCTATATTCTTAATTGTAAGTGGTGTCTTATTAAATGCAGTAATCATTTGATCAAGATAAGTGCCTAAATGTTGAGTATTCTCTGCAAAATCAGTTTGGTAACCTGGACTTGCTACATTTAATACTTGGTGAACAAGTTTGCCTGCCTCAAGTAATGCAGTATCTGCTCCACCAAGTTCATCTGTAAATGTAGCACCTAATTGTACGATTTTATCAAGCATACTAACATTACCATCTTTAGTTTTTACATTCTTTTCTGTAAGTACACCTGGATCAATACCCTTAGAGATCATATCAGTGAACATCGCTGTAATTTGACCTTGAGAGAATTTAGTCGTTTGGTATAATCTTTGAATTTCTGTATCTGCTTTTTTAGCCATATCAATTCTAGATTGTTGTGCATTACTTAATGTTGCATTGATAAAATTGTTTAAATCAGTACCTGTTTTATTATCATATTCAATTTTAAAGTTCTCTACATCTGCTTGTTTAGCACCTATAAATAACATAGATTTAATTAAGCTATCAAAATCTTTCATATATTTAGGATCAGAATTTGCAAGAGCCTTAGCCTTAGCAAGATCATTAGAGATGTTTAAACTCATTGTAGGTAATATTTTATCTTTAAATTTTTGCATATCACCAAATGCACCTTGAGTATTAAGCACAACATCTAAAGATAGTCTTTCTTGTTCATTCTTCTTAAATTGTTCTAGGGATTTATTAAGTAATTCATCTGCAACACCTTTAAGTTTAAGAAAGTTTTCAACAATTCTTGTAATACCTTGATCAAAGTTCTGTAATTGTTGAGCAACATCACCAAATGCATTACCCATAGATTTAGCAGTATCTTTTGCACCATTTTCAGTATTGTCTAGTGCTTTCTGTGTATTATCTAGTGATGTTTTTAGTGCATTTAGTGATTGTATTGCCCCTGCAGTATCTACACTGATTGCTATGTTATAATTTGCCATTTTGTAAATCTCCGTTTTTTTAGTGTATATTATCTAACATGATTTTATACCATATAAACTAGAGATTTATTATTTCTTTTTCATTGCTTGTTGTTCTTTTTGTATAATTTGTCGTAGTTCTTCTACATAGCGATTTCTACGATAAATAGGCAATGATAATGTATCTGTTTCCGACCAATGCCATCTTTCAGCAAAAGCAACCACAGTATTTGTAAGATTTTGCCTTATTTTCTCAGCACTCTCTTGCCATTTTGAGTAGTTTTGGTCACTGCTTTCGCCTTTGAATTGAAAAAACTTGTTACATCAATACCAAATCTATGACGATGACCACATGATTGACACTCTAATTCAATATCAGTTTGTAATCCAGGTGCTTGTTCTGCAATTTGTTTAAATGCATGCATTCTTTCATCACTAGACATTCTTCTAATTTGTTCATCGCTAGGAACATGATCAAGTCCTACAACGGATTTTAAACCTAAAGAAAGGGAAGATGTAAGAACTTGTGAGCCTTCAAGTGTTGCCAAGTGTTCTTGTTGCTTACCTGTAAGGAATGACCATGTAGCAAGTTTATGTCTTTGACCGTTTTCCATAAATCCTTTGGAAAATTCAATGTCAAGTTGTGTATTTTCTGTATCTGCCCAATCATATACATCTAACTCTGTAATGTCGATTTCATATTCATTATCACTATCACATTCAGGGCATACAACCTTACTTAAATCAAGTTTCTCTGTATCACCTAAAGCACGAATACAAAAGAATAGGAAATCTCTATCATAAGAAAACATTTCTCTTACAATCTTCTCATCAATCAATTCAGCAGAGTTTCTTTTCTTAGGAATTAAGCCCTTGATTTCTTGAATTGATCTTCTTAGTAAAATGGTCAATGCTTTTGCACCATTGTTTTTGATTGCTTTAGATGACATGTTTTCTTCATCATAGCCATTCATTGCATCAATTGTAATTTCTCTATATACTTTACCGTCAATACGAATACCAACAGGTAGCACGACTTCATTAGATATTGTAAGCATAGCTTTATCCTATCATTGTGATATGGTTTTTTTAACTTTCCGTTTTTCTATGCTATGTTTATATAAATTATATTAGTGATTGTCAATAATTGTATAAGCTAAAGAAATTATCTACGTTCCCCAACATTAGAGTATTTTGTTTCAAGCATGTCTGAACAAGCAACTTCTAGTGTTTCCAAAAGAATGTCATTACCTGTTGCATCAAGATCACCAATTTGTCTACTAACAACAAAACAATCTTTAAGTACAATTTCTCTTTGAATGATATTGTTACGATCTTTAATCTTGATAGTTACATCTCTCATTGGTGATGGTGCATTTGCTATGACTGCATTAGCCGCAGTATCAGGATTATAGCTTGCATTGATCCAATCAATCAAATCACTATCACTTGAAAATCCACGTTCAAAAGTAACATTGGAAATGCTTGCTTGACCAGGATATTTTCTAACTACTAATTTATCGCTACCTTCACGATATTCAATTTCTTCAATTGTTTTTTCTAAACCTGTTACAGATTGAAATTGAATACTAGTTGAAATACCAGCAATACCAACTTCAAACTTAAAGTTTCTCATCAATAAATCTGCCATTTTTGTTTTTCCTTTATCTAGTGTTTATGTAGCTAAGATATTACTCTTGAATGCTACCACCTGATTGTGTTTGTGTGAAAGTAAAGACAATAAATTCTGCAGGTCTTTGGAATGCAACACCAATTTCACCACTTAGGATACCTTGATTAATATCTTCTTGTGAATTTGTGCTTGCATCAATCTTTACAAAGAATGCATCTTTAACATTTGAGCCTGCAAGTTGACCATTATTCCACATACCTGTAAGGAATGCAGAAATGTTATTGCTAAGAATTGACCATAATGCAGGATTATTCTTTTGAAACAGATATTGTTTAGTAGAAAGTCTTACTGTTTCTTGAATAAAATTCATTGTTCTTCTAAGGGGAATATAGAGATATTGTGGTAATGATGATAATGTTCTAGCACCAAATACAAAAATACCCTTACCACCTGTTGCTAAATCAAGCAAGCGAATGCAATTTACACCTGCAGGATTTAAAAATTCTTGTTCAGCATCAGATACGACTCTTTCAAGTGCTACAAGTCCTGACAATTGACCAAATTTATTTAAGCCTGCTGCTGCACTTGATACACCACCTTCAGGGGCAGGAATACCATCAACCTTAGCAAATAAACCTGCAATATGTCCACAAGGTGGGATAGTAATGGTAGCAGATTGACCTGGACGAGCAGGGTCTTGTACCTTGATATGTGGGTAATATAAAGCACCCCAATAGCTATCAACACCTAATGTTGCTTTACGATAGCTATCAATTTCAGAAGGTGTAAGTCCTTTAGGTGCATCTAAAATAGCAAATTTACCACGAGTTTCAGCATAGCTTAATAATGCACTATGGAAAATTTCATTTGCACGAATAAGTCCATCTGAATTATCTGTAGATTGTGGAGCTACAATTAAGCTAAAGTCATTGACATTATCAAGAGCATGTAAGCCAAATCCCATAGTAGAATTACCAATAAAGCTATCTGAGTCAAAGGATAATTTTTCTGATTGACCAAAGATAAATGCTTGTACAGTTTCAGCAAGAGAAGTAACACCTACAAATTCAGGTGCATCTAAAGAGTAATCGAATTGAGAATCATCTACCATAATGAAAGAAGAGCCTGCAACATCATCATTGATAACTAATCCAATGTAATCGCTAGCAAATGGATTAAGAGATACTTGCTTAAATGTTTCAAGTACATTATCCGCACTATCTTTTACTTTAAGATCATAGTGTAAAGAGTTAATTGTGCAAGCTGTAGTAAATGCTGAGTCAAGAGCAGATGCAAGGAATACCTTATTTTGTACTGCACCTGCAACAACAGTAGTTTCTACCTTAGTGACTTCTAAATATTCAGTAGTGCCACCTTCAGCAATTTTAAGGATAGTGCCTGCAGAGATACCAATTACTTGTTTCATCAAGATAAACAAAGCACCACCAGATGCATTTGCCTTTAGGTCACCATTTGCATTAGCTACATATTTTGAGTTAAGTTTAAGAGATACCTTTAATTTATCCCCTTCTTCCCCAAATGCTTGAAATCCTTTGTAACCTGCTTTGAAAGTAAAATCACCAATAGTAGCAGAAGATGGGCTACCTACAAGTGAGTCACCATTGATTGCAGTTAATCTAACGATATAAGCCTTAGAGCCACCGTTATCAAAGAATGCTTTTACACAAAGATCAAGGTTTTCTGTCTTATAGCAACCACCAAATACTTTTAGGTAATCTTTATATGATGCTACTGCTACGGGTTTTTGTACAGGTCCTTTTTTTGTAAAGCCAAAGAAAGCAGTTACACCTGTACCCACAGTAATGATAGGGGTAGTTGTAGGATTGCTTTCTTTAATATACACTCCAGGAGTGCCATAAACTGTTGCCATTTGTTATTCTCCATTTTTAGGTTTATAAGTAATCTTATCTATTATGGTAAAATATATCAATACTGTTGTGAGATATATTCTATTTTAGCAAGTAAAATGTAGCTATGATGTCTAAGAGTATATATTTAATATGTATGCTTATGATGTATGTTATATAGGTTTTAAAAGTGATTGTCTAGTCAAATTTATGTTAATTGCTAGGAAACCAAATTTGAGTTTCATTAAATGCCATAGTTCTATCAGTATATTTGACTGCATTCTCTACAGTAGTTGGTCTATTTAGTGTATCAACAGGTTGGTTTGCGATTGTCTTAGCTTGTTTAAAAGTATATTGCATCTGTGTAACACCTTTTTCAATGATGTCAGTATCTTCATTATCAATATCTGCAAGCACTTCATATGTAAAGATTTTATGGTAGATAATACGATCAGTATCTTCTATGTCTTGAGTGCTAAAGGATAGGCGAAAAATCCAATAATCTTCATCACCTACAATTAAGCTATCACGAATATTTAGTCTATTCTCTACCTTACGAATAAGTTCTCTATCTTCTTGTGGTGTAAGTGCATAGGTTTCTATCAAATACCTTAAACGATACCAATGAGATGTTTCTCTAGTTCTATATGTAGGTGGTGTAGTTGTATAATCTACTTCTATATCTGTTCTAGGTAATGCATGTTCCATTTTAAAGTCAATTTCCATTTCACTAAGATTGATAGAAATTGCAGGATAGATTGTATCTTGTTGTATCTCTGTTTCAGGATATGCCAAAAATACAGTAACATCTGTAAGAGTGTTATCATTATCTAGTAGAGATGTTAGCTTTATATCTTTATATATGTCATAGAGTGCTTTTTCTATTTCTTTTAATTGTTTAGCCATTTTTGTAATCTCCGTTTTTTCTATCAAGGTTTAATGAATGGTGGTGGTTGTACCATTGGTTTTGCTTGTCTTGGTCTTTTATTTTTAAATTGATCATGTATATTTTGGTATAGCCTATCTGCAACAGCATGAATAGATTGATCTACATCACTTGGTAAGCTAGGGTATGTTTGTTCAAGTGTATTTAAATCCATACTACCATTTGCAAAGTATTGTATTGTATTTTTAGTTTTACGAATACCTATACCATTATCCATAATGATCTTAATATAATCATTAGTTCCATTATATCGTCTACCTAAAGATGGGATTGTTTTTTGTACAGCTCTATCAACACCATCTACAATATCAGTTTTTATACCATCAAAAATATCTAAAAGTTGTTGTTTTGTAGTATCATTCATTTGTTACCTATCTCACTTCTACATTGGAATTCAAATAAGATTGCACCACTACCATCATCTGCATTAGGTCTAATTGTATCAATCTTGTATTCAATACCTTGATAGATAAATTTATCTTGCATACGAATTTTATCACTAAAGTCAATGTCATTTAGTAATCGTGGATCATCTTCTGCTTCAGGAATTAAGTATTGTATCACTTGTGACTGTGACAACATGACAATGATTGTTCTTCTACTCTCTTCACCAATCTTGCTTACATTTTCCTTCCAATATTGTCTATCTGCTACAACAAGTGCCTTAATATCAACAGGTGGTAAGTAGTTTTTCCTACCACTAAGATATGGTGAGTCTGCTCGTTTAGATGTATTATTGTATCTTACATATTGTATCATAGAGCCAAACTCATCTATAAATTTGTTTGTTTCTTTTAGGTTTGTTCCAAAATACTTAGACAATTTCAATCTCCATTGTAGGTGTATAGCTTTCTAAATCATTTGTATTGATTAGTCTTAATCTAAAGTAGTATGTGCCTAAAGGTAGATTTTTAGAGATATATTTATGTACTTGATTATCATAAGTAATCCATTCCTGCACAAAGTTATCAAACAAAGGATTATTTGCTCTATCAATCGCATAATAGCTTAAAAAATCGGAATGGATAACTTCCCATTCAAATCTAACATTGTTACCTATCAATTCATAGCTAATATCAGGTGGTGTAAGTGGTCTATCCATTACATAGTGAGAATGTCTACCTGTTCTTAGTGATTTACGATATAAATAACCTACTTGTACTTGAGATGTACTATCATCATTTAGTAATAATTCTGCATTAAGTAGTTTTTTATATTGATCTTCTAGTGTTTTTGCCAAATTTACCCAATATTTAGGTCCTTCAAGTCCAAGAAAGTGATTTGTTTTGCTAAATCCATTAGGTAATGCAAGTGTTTGTACAGGTAACTCAGGTAAATCACTAACAATGTTTGATGTAGCACCTTCTGCTCCTCTAATCATACACATTTCAAGTGTTGCTCTAAGTTCTAACATATATTCAAGTCGTGTAGGAATTGTACCTAAAGTGTATGATTTAGCTATATCATAGTTAAGAACAGCAATACCTCTATCTATACAATCATTATAAAATTCATCTGTATATTTAGGTTGTGTTTCCCCTTCAAGTGCAAGAGTGTCATGTACTCTTCTTCTAATTTTATTGATTAGTGTGCTTGCTATCATTTTTTAATACTCCGTTTTTTTCTAAGATATTAAGAGTATAGTAAAAAGCACCTAAATATTAAAGCATTATATTCCTATTATTTTACTGCCTCAATTTTCATAAGAAATTCTGCAAACACAGGATCAACATGATAAACCTTGCCCTTTTCTACAAGTAGCTTGTGATTACCATAGAGTGTTCTTACATCTTTTAATCCAATTACCTTAACTTTACTGTCACCACCATAGGTTGATTTATGACCTTCAGGTTTATAGACAATTTGTTCTTTAGGTTCTTTTTTTTCATTTTCCCTATTTCCATAAGGTGAGCGATTGATCTTAGGTAGATCAGTTTTTTTAACTTCCGTTTTTACATCGCTAGAAATGGAAAGATCGTTCTTGATAGCATCTGTATTTAAACCAAATGTATCTTGAACGATCTTACTTACATCTTGTGTTGATGATAAAACAGAAACAGGCTCACTTGTGGCAACAGGATTTCGTGGTCTACGAACTGCCATAGCAAATCCCTTTCATGTTTAGTTTAGGCTAGGAATTATGCAGAAATGATATGTACACCATAATCAGCTTGCAAAACACCTACACCCCAAATTGCATACCATGCGAGAGAGTGCTTACGACCAAAATCTTCAACACCATTATCTCTTAATTCAACAGGAAGAGCATCTGCTACTGCAAAGCATTGATCACCAAACAAAGTAGCACGATACAAATCAGCACCTGTATCACCTGTACCATCTAAAGCTAATTCATAACCTGGATCAGTAGATGCACAAGCACCATTGCCTTGATGTGTGGTAGATACAAAAATTACATCTTCCCAACGACCAAGTTCACCATTGAATACATTTCTAGTCTGAGCATAGTTATTAGCAGAAATCCAATCACTATCGCGTCTTAAAGAGAATGCTTGATGTGGGTGAATAAAGCAAACATAATAATCATTGTTAAACTTAGGAACATTAGCAGTTTGCAAAACTTCTACAGCCTTACGGATTTCGCTAATGGTAAGAATATCAGTGCTTGCTACATCGCCAACTGCTGCATTTGAGCTACCTGCAAAAATAACTTGGCTGATACCTGAAACAAGAACATCACGAAGGCTTAAATCACGAACAACGGCATAATCTCTACCCAAAAGGATAGCTGCTTCAGTCATAAGATCATCAAAGCTAAGTTGTAAAAGTTTTTCAGAAACTGCAATCGCATTACCCCATTCAGTAACAGAAATGGACTTAACAGATTGGCTCATTGCATAGGTGCTAAGAGCAGTGCTTTCAGTTAATTGACCACCACGAGAAACATCATTATAAGTAACAAACTTAATGGTTTGACCTGGACCAGCAGACAATTCGGTTTTTCTCATTGCGAATTGTTCATACATCATTACTCCACGTGCTTTGTGAAGTACCTCAAGGCTATATACATCTAATAATGGGAAAAGATCGCCACCTGATTGGATAGCTGTAACACTTGCATAAAGAGAGCCTGCTGCTCCATTTACACCTGTAATGGTATTCATTGCCATTTTTAATCTCCTAAGGATTATTTAAATTCCGTTTTTTTTACGGATTAAGGAAAAGAGTTATCTTGTAAAACCTGTTCTAGCTTTTTGCAAGGCATCCGCTTTATATTTAGCGAAATCACTAGGGCTCAAGTTTGCAATCTCATATTTCTTTCTAGGATCAATCAAATTTGATGGACTATTAGGAATAGATGCTGATTGAGATGGCTTAGGTAGTGTAGACACAACTTCTGCTCTTACTCTCTCTTCAGCTTGTTTGAGTAATAATTGTTCTTTTTCCTTAGCTAGTTTAATTGCATTATCAATTTCATCAACAGAATTGCCACTGACTAACTCAGGAATGAGAACATTATTCTTAGCAAGTGCTTGTGCTTTATATGCTTTAAGTTCACTCTCTCGTAATCTTTCTTGTGCATTTCTTGCTACTTCTTCAAGTTGTTTTGAAAGGTAGTCATTTTGTTGCACAAGTTTGTCTACGGTTTGCTTGATCTTTTCTTCTTCAGACATTTGTTGTTCTTTTTGTTTTAGAAGTTGGTTTGCATATTCTTCAGCTTTTTGCTTTTCTTTATTTAAAAAGTCCTCAAACTGTTTATTCTTATCTTCAAGTTCCTTCATTTTTTGATATAGTTTATCCTTTTCTTGTTTCCTAGCTTTTTCGATAGCATCAAGTGTATCTTGGACATTGGAAGAAGATGGATTAGCTAGAGAAGAATTTACTTGATTAAGAGAATTGTCTTGTGTCTTGTCATCATTCTGTGTCATTTGGGTATTTTCTGTCGTTACAGGCATTTTGTTTCCTTAGTATCTCTTGTTATTATAGCTAGATCGTATGGTTATTAGCGAAGTACCTGACTTTGTTTCATCATACGAGCATGTGGACCAGGTACATTCTCAAATCGTTCGATTGATTCATTAACTTGAGCTTGTACTCTTGAGCTAGGAATAGAAGGAACAGAGAAATTTGTATCTTGACCACGAAGATCAGTAGACATTGCTGATGGTTGGTTCATCATAGCACTTGGTGCAGGTGCATTTACTTTTTGTGCTTGTTGTAGCATTTTGTAAGCTCCGATTTTTTGAGTTTAATAGAAAGTAACCTAAAGTGTCTTATAATTGCTATATCTAATATGTATTGTATCTATTTAGTATCTTTTATTGTTTATATACATCTTTAAATAAGTAGTCAATAATCTTTTTTTAAAAGTCCCGTTTTTTTATAACTTAATCTTCTTCACTCATAGAAGTATCATCTTCCATAGAATAGTCATAAGAGTATTTTGCTTCTAAATCTTCATATTCTTTAATTTTAGCTAATGCAATTGGTGTTTGGTAGTTTAGCTTTGCAATACCTTTACCTAGCATAACATCTTTAAGAGTATCCATAGTAGCTTTATTAGATTTATCAGATTGTGTTCTAGGATTTCTATAGGTAATGTTATCTATTGATCCATCTTCACAACAACATTCTTCTTCATATTTGAGTTTATGATCTAACATATTTCTCATTTGTGGTTTTTTTTCCATAGTTCTTGATTGTAGTGCTGCTTGGTTAGGTGCTTTTACTACTTGCATTTGGATTTGAGATTTATTTCTAGAAGGTAACTTAGCATCATTGATCTTAAAGTTGATGTCTTGACCTCTAAAGGATTTGTTAATAGTAGGATTTGCTACTTGGGAATATTCGATAGCCATTTTGTAATCTCCGTTTTTTTAAGTCTATGTTTTTATACTTTGATTATATAACGATGTCTATCATTTTATCAATTATTTTACTTAAAATGGCACTTCACCACTATCCTCAGCTACAATAATGTTAGCCATAGATAGTAAATATTGATCTTGAGTACGATAATTACCAAATGCTTGTTCTAAATTATTCATTGTTGTGCCATCTACAATAGCATATGTATAACACCTACAGTTTGCATGTGTCCTTTTAGGAATAAGAGATACACTATATAAACCTGCTGTAGGGTAACCACTTTGAGATAGTAGTAGTTTATCTTCAGGTGTAAGATTATTGCCTAAAGAGTAGATTTCACAGATTTCCTTACCACCTTCCCATTTGTGAGATGGGTCAAGTCGCCACTGCACTACCCTTACATCTGTAGCTTTATACATATTGACCATTGTTTCTCTTACAATTTGAGATTGTTGTAGGTTGATAATTGTGTTTAAGTCTTTAGTCTTAAATTTATTACCTGTCATAAGATCAAGTAATCCAGGCATTTTTGGATCTTCACCTAAAAGGAATGTTCTAAGGAAGTTTGTTTTATCACTTGCAATAACTCTTCTTCTATCATCATCATTGTAATTGTTAAGTTGAGCTATAGTTTCAATGCGATTATTTACCCAAGAGTTTAAGTTACCCATAAAATCTTTCATGTTATCCATAAGATCACTTTGGTATTTACCCATCATATCTAACAATTGAGTATTTACAAGTTCATCTACTTGTTCTTTGGTGTATTTCTTTCCGCTTTTTTCTAGTGCATAGATTGTAGTTGCTCTAATTATATCTTCATTACTAGAAAGAATGTTATTTACAAATTCACTTGCAAATTTAGTGATTGCATTTGTCATAAGTTCTCTAGTTTTTTTAAGTTGACTTTCTTCTACACCTAAAGAAGTAAAGGATAAAGTACCTGTATCAAATACGGTGTAGATTGTATTAGCTAAATCAGTCATATTCTTTGTATTTTGCATAATTGTATAGTTCTGTTTTTTATCTGCATATGTAAGTAGTGTGTCTGCTGAATAAGTTTGTCTTATATCTCTATCGTCTATATATCCACCTGTAGAGTCGCCAAGTATGATTTCTTCACCTTGATAATTGAATATTAAATTACCATCTCTTTGTACCAAATCTTTAATCAATCTTGAGTCGTTGGGATCATTTGCATTTTTAGGATTATACATATCTTGTAAAACACTATCATCTATATAAGATGTCATAAATCTAACATATTCATCTTTAGCTTTATCAAAGAATTTGATTGTTTCTCTCTTTGTAAAATCATGTTCAATAGATAAGCTATGGTATGATCTTAATAGTCGTTTAAATTCAATACTATCCATAACCATTGGGTTTTCTTTTTGATCATAATCAAATTTATCGTCCCATAATTGATTGATTGTATCTGATATTTCTAAAGAAAGTGCATCATTTTGTAAGAATAGTGCTTGTATATCCGTTTTTGACTCTCTTATCTTTCTAAGTGTATCTTTTACTGCTTTAGCTTGATTTTCATCTTTATAGCTTGCAAGATTTTCTAGTGTTACAAAGATAGATGATGTCATATCTTTAATTTGTGTATCTGTTGCATTGTATAATTTACCAGGATCACTATCTAGCATCTGTGATATTAGTTTTTGGGCAGAGATATTAGCTAAGTTCATTGCTTCTGTATCTGTAAGATTAGGTACTGCCATAAATGTTGCAAGAATTTTACTAAAGATTTTATCATATACAAGTTTATTTACCTGTTGTAGTTTCTTATTTGCAAGTAAAAGTCGTTCTTCATCTACATATGGCATTCTACCACTACCATCACCATATAATTGCAATAATCCAATAATACCACCATAATTATCATTCATAAGTTTAAGCTGATTATCATAGCTAGAGATCATTGCAGGTGATATATTATCCTGTATGTAATCCCCCATTTTTTCTATGATTGATCTCATTTGATCAAGTTCAGTAATCTTTGCATCAGGTAATGTACCTTTCTTAGGTCTACCTGGTTTTCCTGGTACATATAGTGCTTTAGTTGCTTGTTTTAGTAATTCACTATACATTTCCATTTTTTGGTTTATACCAAACCTACCCTTTAGATCATGTTTCTTAAGTTGACTAATTGACTCTGTATTGATTGTGGGGTTTAGGTATACTTTACCATCATCAAAAATGATTTTAGCTAAGGTATCAAATTCTTGAGATAGTTCATTCTCTCTTATTTCATTATATGTATCAAAGTTAGCTTGCATATTTGCTTGGTGTCTACCTTTTTCAAGTGCAGAATTAATCTTTGCTCTATCATTAAGATTGTATTCATTTACTTTCTGTACACCTACATTATAAATAGCCTCTGAGAATGACATTGCAGGCTTAGAAGAGATTGGATTATTTGATTTAACAAATTCTTTAAAATCTTCTAGTGCTTTCTTTCTTAACATTTCCGCTTTTTTAGATGTTTTTGAATTGACTAAAGTGTCTACATTTTCTTGGTGTTTTCTTGTAGCATCTTTGATTGTATCACCTAATTGTTTGATTTGTTCATCAAGTTTCTTAACACTCTCACCTAGTTCATTTTTAAGATCAATGTTATCTATGTCATTATCAAGTACATTCCTAACAAATTCGTCAAATTTTTCATTCTTAACAGTGCCAATTACAGCAAGTGTATCTCTTACAAGTTGTTCATCTAATCCTGTTTGTTTAGTAATACCTGTAGTCATAGTAGTATCTACCATTACTCTAGATATTGTAGAGCTATCACTATCTAAGATTGGTCTTAAATTCTCTGTGATATGTTTTTGCATTTGTTCAGCTAGTTTTTCTGCAAATTCTTGATTTTGGCTATCTGCAATTTCTTTATCGCTAAGGTGTTGTAGTTTGTTTTCTGCCTTTAGTTTTTTATATTTATCATCTATCTCTTTGTGGATTGTTTCATAAAATGCATTTGTGAACATACTTGTATAACTTGCATCTTTTAGTGAGCCTTGTTTTTGATCTTTCGATTTTTTACTAGTAGCAAGTGTTTCTTCTGCAAGCATCATTTGGTTTATGATTTGTTCTTTAACCTTAGACATCACTTTCTCTATATCTTTTGCATCAGATTTAAGTCCATGTAGTGTTTGTAGGATTGCAATTTGTCTACTATCTGTAGGGAAGTTTTTATCTAGTAGTTTTGTAAGTAATTCTCTTGTAAAATCAGCTCTAAATTGTTCAGATGATTTACCCTTACCTGCCTCACCACTTGATCTAAAGCGAATTGGTTTTGTATCATCTTTAAGCACAATCAAACCCCCACCTTTAGAATTATCACCAGCAGTAGCTCGTATTGTTTCTAAGATAAGTGCAGGGGTAATATGTGACTTTAGAGATGCAGACATACTTACCCTACTATTTACACCAATTTGTCTTGCTTTATCTTTAAGATTATCTGTGTTTGATTTTGTATCTTGTTTTGCAATCAGTTCAGTCTTATTATTCTCTAGTTCTTGTTTTCGTTGGTTTAAATCTTTAAGTTCATCATTTAGTTTTGCTTGTAATTGTTCAGTAGTCTTTTTAATGATGCGATCTTCTAGTTCATCTATTCTTTTTTGTCGTTCATTTACGGTTTTCTCTGTAAATAGTATCTTTTCATAGTCTTGTGTGTATTGTTTTACAAATCGTTCTTCTGTTGCTCTTCTATCTCTTAATTGTTCTCTTAGAATTGCATCTTCATTGATTAGTAGGTGTTCAACTGATATATATTTACCATATTCCTTAACAAGTTGTCTTGCTGCACTTAATTCTAAATCATAAGAGCCTTTTTTATACTCGTCTTTAGTTACTTCTAGTTTATCTCTATATTCTTCTCTTCTTTTATCTGCATCTTTGAGTATTTGTTGTCTAAAGGTTTCATCATAGAATTTGTTGGGGTTTTTATCTATTTCCGTTTTTTGTGCATCTGTCAGTAATCGTTTAAGAACGGTATCATAATCCTGTCTTAAATATTTATCTGTAATAAAACCATCATCATCTAGTGATCCTTCAGAATATGCATTAAGTAGAATATCATCTAAGTCATTCATTGCTCTATCAAGTTGTATTAGTCTATCATTGATTTCACTAGAAGATAGTGTATTTGCAATTAGCTTTTTAGCTTTGGGTAAATCTTCATTGTAAATTCGCAATAGTTCTTTATTTTCTTCCATAGATTTCTTAACAAGTAAATCATCATAGGTTGCATTGTAATCACTTTTACCCATAGATCGTCTTACAAGGTCTACCATAGTATCAAATGTATGTTGTTGTGTTACCAATTCTGATCTAATTTCAGAAGAGCTTGTAAATTTAGCTAGAGAGTAGTTACCATTCTTAGTTTTATATGTTTTATCTTTAAGTTCATCATAGATTTTCTGTGCATCTTCTATAGAAAGATTATCATCTACCTTATCAAGTTCGGATTTAAGTTTACTGTAGTTATCCATCAATTGATTTACTTTTTTATCCAATTGCTTGATCTCAAAAGGTGATTGTGTAGGTGTCATGTTAGCAATGCTAGACATCAATTCTTCTTTTTTCCTAGTAAAGTATTCACTTGGTTTTTCGTTTTTACCTATACTTTCTTGGATTTTAGCATCTACATACATCAAATCTCTTACAAATATCTGTTTAAGATCATAGTATTCTTTAGAGCCATATTTTACAGTAGATTTGTCATTTGTTTGCCATATCTCTTCTATGACACTTATTGTTCTAGTTTTAGGCACATAATTAAAAATAAGATCACCATCAGGTGTTTTCTCAGGTCTACCAAATTGATCTAATACCTGTATTTTGTCATATACAATTTTACCATCTTTATCTTTGACTATTTCTTTCTTTGCATTAACAAGTTCATATTTAGGTATAGCAATGTCTGAATTTACTTGGAAATTGTGAGAGTACTTCATTGCAGATAGTTGGTAAGCTAAACCATATTTTGTACCCTTTAATTTATCCATATCTTCTATTGTAGTATTACCCTTGTTGATACTATTGTAGATTTGATCAGGTGTTTCATTTGCTGGTTTTTGGTATAGTGCTTTCTCTATCTCTTGGAATTCTTTTAGTCTATTTTCAAAGTCTTTGTTTATGCTATCTGTTTTAATTCCGTTTTTTTGTAGTACCTTTCTTGCTCTATCAAATTTATAATACTCTTGCATAATTTCATTTGAGTAACCATCGCTAGAAACAACATCTACATATTTGTCAATCGTTCGTTTAAGGATAGTGTTCTCTAATTGTTTTGTAATGTTCTCTACCTTATACTCTATCACCTTATTATTTAGTTTAATTGCTTGTGGGTCTTGTGGGTCTACCTTAGATAATTCAGCAAGTAAATCACTAGAGTTTTTAAGATTATCCTTAAGTTTATCTATGTTATCATTTAGTTTATCTGCAAGTCGTGTAGCAATTCGTTTCTTACTATCTTCTACTTCCTTTTCCATTCTCATTCTTGCATCATATTCAGCTATCTTTTCACGAATACGATCTTGTTGTTCTTGTTCATATTGTAATGCAAATGCTCTATTCTCTTCTTTGATTGCTTGTTGTTCTAGTAAATAGTCAATGTAGTTTTGTTTTTCTGTTTCAGAAAATGGTATTGATCTATTTTGATTTCTATCTAATCGCTTGTTGATACGAGATTGTTTTCTCTCACCAAATGTAGCTCTCATCTCAGGTGTAATGATAGGTCTATTTAAGTAAAATTCATTGATTGATCTAGAGATTTCAGCCTTATAATTGTTATCATTGATATATTTATCTGAATTGATGATTTCTTCTTTCTTTGTAGGATCAGTTTCTCTCATCAATTGGTATTGTTTATTTACAATCAATTGTGTATCTATAAGTAGCTTTCTTTTAACCTCAGGATCAACAGGTTTATCTAAGACGATTGCAACAACAATACCTTTATATAGCTTTACATCATAAGGTAGGTTTTTAAGTGTATCTTTAAGTTCTTGTTCATAAGCATGATTTTTATGACTCCTATTCTTAGTCTTTACATCTTCTATATGTGATAATTGTAATTGATCTGTATCTTTAGTGACACTCTCTATAAATTTACCATTTGTAATTGCAGATCGCATAAATTTAGCAAATTCACTATCTACAAGTTGTTCTATTGCATCATTATCTAGTGATGGATTTCTATCTTTAATATCTTTTCTAAATGCAGGTTTTACAGTATCTTCTAAATGTTTTTCTGTTGCTAGGATTTCATTGTTTAGTTTTTTTGTAATTTCCGCTTTTTTTAGTTCTTCACTATCACCTGTTTCAGTGTATAGGTTATCTACAGCCCTTGTAAATTCCTTTTCATTATCTAGTTTAAGTTTGTTAATCAGTTGTATCTTTGATTTCTCATCAAGGTCTATAGGTCTATTGTAATCTTCTAGTTTTTGGTATGATTTGACTTCAGGCTTATATACTTCCAATTTTACTTTAAGATCAAGGTCAACAGGTTTATTCTCTTTATTCTTGATAGTGTATTTGATTGCATTAAATCTACCCTTAGAGATTTGATTACCATCTTGATCTAATTTACCCCTATATGCACTCAATTTATCTTTAATTGCAAATGCAAGTCTTTGTGTGCCTACTTTATGTTTTTTGGTATCTGTTTTATATTCGCTAGGATCAATTAGAGTATATTGGTTTTTCTTTGTATCTAAATAGAGTTTTACATCAACACCATTTACTTCTATGATTTTTGAGTGTCGTCTATCCTTAGATGTTTGATCTTCATTTGCTCTATCATAAGGCACAACAGGTAATTGTGTTTTATCATCTATCTCTGTAACAGGCACACCATTAACTTCTGTGATACCCTTTTCAATTAGTTTTTCTTTCTTTCGTTCAAGTAGCCATTTATCTTGTGCATCTCTTCTAGCTTGTTTTTGATCAATTTCATATTGTTGTTTATTCTTTTCATATTGTGTAAGAATATCTACCTTAAATGTATCTTTAAATGCAATTGCACTTTCTTTAGTAGGTAAGTTTTCACCAAAGATAGCAATAATCTTACCATCATATACCCTTGCATATCCTTGTGGTATTTGTACCCAAGATGATTGTTTAGCAAATTTCTTTGTATCAAAATCGCTAGGAAATTCGGAAGGGTCAAAAACATCTACAAGTTTATAATCCTTATCCTTATCATATTTAGGTGTTTGAGATATAGCACCTGCATAAGCTCTATTTGTGCCATCAAAATCCATCTTCTGTTTAGATGTAAGATTACCAAATAGTTTTTGTTCTCGTTCTAAAGCAAATTGTTCTTTTCTTTGTTTGTTGAGTTCAATTTGTTTTTCTTTTTCCAGCTTTTTTTGTTGTTGTTCTTTATCTTTTTTTTCTTTTAGTCTTTGTTTCTCTAGTTCAGCATCTTGTAATTTCTTTTGTCGTTCTTGTTCTTCTAGTTTAGCTTTTTCTTGTTTATCTAAGAGTTCTTGTTTTTTGATATTCTCTTTATCTATTTTCTCTTGTGCTTTTCTTTCTTTCTCTTTTAATTGCTCTAATCTCTTTCTTTCCTTTTCCGTTTTTTTATCTATAGTTGGCTCTTGTTTTATATCTTCTGTAGTTTCTTTAGGTTCTTCTACAATCTTAGGTAACTTTAAACTCTCAGGTTTTGTATTATTTAATCTTTCATTTACTTGATTAAGTAGTTTAGTGTTTTGATCTAATTTTTCTTGTATTCTAATCTTAGTTTGTTCTTCAATTGATATTTTAGTTTCTAAAGAGGTGATATATGAATTTACACTAGATGAATATGCTCTAGGAATACCCCTACCAAGTTTTGCTTGTTGTATATCAAATTGTAAGTTTTGTATTACCTTATCTATTAAGTTGATAGCCTTTGTATTATCCTTGATTGTATCTTTAGTATCCTTTAGTAATTGTTCGTCATCTACAATTTGAATAGTGTTTTTAATCTTATTTGTAATTGCTTGATCTACAATTTGTTTATCTGTAAGTGTTGGTTGTTTTACCTGTTCAATCTCTATCAATTTTGCAATCGTATCTAATGCACCTGATTTTTCAAGGAAAGATAATCTTGCTTTAAGTTTAATATCTAGCATATCTTGAATGTATTTTTGTTGTATATCAAACATTCTTAATTTACTAGCTAAGGTGATTTGTTGTTGTAGTTCTTGTCTAGCAAAATCAGATCGTTCAGTTTCAAGTCTTGCTTTAAGTTCATCTAAATTATCAAGTTTTGATGCTACATCTTGTTCTATTTGTTTTCTAATTTCACTAGAGATATTGTTTTTTAGTAAATCCTTAATCTTATCATAGTCAACAACAGGTTTGCTCTCTTTTTCTATTTGTCGTTTAATAGCAGGGATTTTTGTTTTCTCTATATTATCCGAATATGTAGCTAAAAAGTCAGAAGTATCTACCTTTATTCCCTTTTTTCTAAGTTCTTCAATATAACCTAAAGGATTGTTTTTAATGAATAATTGATCTATAAGCTGTAATTTATCGTATGGTATAAAGTTTGATGCCATAATCGTTTTTCCTTAATTTGATGTTTCTATTACACCTATAAGGATATAGCATTTATCACCTAAAGATACATAATTATTTTATTGTTTTATTCACCACCACTATCAGTGTTTTCTCGTTTAAGTGATAATCGTTCACCTTGACTATCAGGCATTGGTCTTGTTGGATTTGGATTTCCACGATTTTGTTTAAATTGAATACCACCTTGATTATCAAATTTCATTACACCTTTACCTACTTGTGATTGTGGTGGATCACCATCATCATCTCTAATATTATCACTCTCAAAGCTATCAATGTAATCAGAGAAGTCTTGGTATTCCTTTAGGTGATCTAAATTGATTTGACCTAAATTGTATTGGATTTCTGCATTTACACGATTTTCTTCATATTGTTCTTGGATAACTCTACGGATTTCACCTCTTGTCATACCAAGTTTTTCCATTTCCATTTTTTTACTACTTAATCCAAGTCTTAATCTACCTTCAGACATTTGTAATTCTTGTACTTCATTTCTAGGTAATGCAGGTGGAAATACGACTTCTGTATTATATTTTGCAGTTCTAGGAATGTCTTTAAATTTATCTGCAAAATCACCATCAATCAATTCAAGCATTCTAAGGATTAAGACATTTACTTCCTTGATACCATAAGAATATGTTTGGATTTTAGCTTTTCTTGCATTCAAAAGTGGTCCATAAGATAATGCTTGTGCTGATCCTGATTGGTATTGGTGTGTAGGTGCTACAACCTGTTCAGGAATACCTGCAATTTCAAACATAGCAGATCGAATTTTATTATAAAAACCTATGCTTGCTTCTAGTTCACCTTTTAGCATTAAGTTTTCAATACTAGCATCTGCAGGGATTGACCAAGTACGATTTGCACCTTTTTCTAAATTTCCGATTTTTGCACCTTTTACAATAGTGATTGGGCTACCATGATAATTGATTACATCTGAAATATCTGTAGCTTTCTCATTTAGTTCTCTTTGTAGTGATAGAACAGAAAACAAATCTGATCTACCAAAGAAATCACCCACAACAGGATAGTTAGGGATATGTACAACAGGGATTATACCTAATACATTCTGTTCTGTAACATCACTACCATCTTCTCTATAATATGTAACACTATCGGAAGTCCATCGTTCTGCATGCCATTCAATATTTCGTTTTTCTTCACCATATACACCTTGCATAATTACTTGATCTGAATATTTAGGATATGCAATCAATACACTCTCAATCTTCTTTGCAGGTCCATATGGTCCAGAGAAGGTAGGAAATACAAATTGACTAGGGATAATTTCAATATTTGGCACTTTCTTACCTAAAAGGAAATCATCACGAACAGATACCTTAATAAATACATCACCTGTAATACTACCCATTTGTCCCATTTCAAGAGCCATATGATCTCTACGATTTACTTTCCATACTTTCTCAAGTGCATTGGAAATAAACTCTAGTTCAAAAGGCTCATATTCTTCAGTTTCAGGATCATCAGGAATAGTGACAGAGAAACCACCTTTCATAAGGAAATCTACATGTGTATCTACAATTCTTTGACAATAGTTAATAGTCACAAATGAGTCATCTGGTGATCTAGTCCACCCCCATTGATTACCACGATAGAAATTCCAAAATTGATCATATCTTTTAAGTCGCCAATTATGTTCAGTTTCAATGCCTTGAATAAGTGAGTAGACCCTTGAGTCTACTTTACCAAATGGTGTTGATCTAATAATCATGTTTCTCCTTAGATTATTGCTAAAGGTAAATTGTATAATAAGTATATACAACAATCTAAAGAGAAGATAAACTTAATCTAATTTTTGGATATTATTTTCTTTTGTTCTTTGTGTGAGTTTGTCTACATTAGCTTGTGCAACTTCTTCAAGGTCAAAATTAGCTTGCTCACAGATTTGTGCAACATACCATAATACATCGCCAAGTTCTGCTTTGATTTGTTGTCGTAAGCTATCAGGCTCTAAGATTGTTTGGTCTTTTAGAATATCAAATGGCATTTGTTTTCTCACGATTTTCTTAATGATTTCTGCTACTTCACCACTCTCACCATTTAAACCTAAAGCAAGGTATGGGAATGCTTGATCTTGTGGGTATTTAGCTGTTGTGTTAGTGAATTTTTGGTATGTCTTAAAATCCATATTATCTCTTCTTTGGTTGTGGTTTGTTTGATCTAGCTTTAGGTTGTATCTTAGCTTGATATGTAGGTTGTGATTGTG